CCGAGCCAACATTGTGAAATGCAAAATCATCCAGCTCTCTTATCTCTGCATGAGATAATTGTGCTAACTTTTTATCATAGTTCAGCTCAATAAACTCAAGAGCAACCAAAGCAAGTCTAGATTCCATGTGTCTTTCTTTTGCTTTAAATAGTGGTGTATGAATCACTTTCCAATGTCCTTAATGTTATCTTTTCCAATTACCATGTAACCACCTTTATTGTAGGCGATTGCTACGGTATAGTTTTTACTTTCTTCTCGCTTATACGAAACATCCATAGGTGTCTTGTACTTTGTCATAGGAGCGGAAGGATAATATTTATCCTCCCTCCCTACCAACAAAGGCTTGGAAGCGGGGCGAAACACTGGTTCGGTCTTCCGAGTCCTTTTCACACTACGCTTCCTGCCAGAGTAAGAATAGTCAATACTTCCTGAAATTATCATTGTTCTCCCTCTTTTGAAATATAATTATACTAGCAAAGAGGATTCTTGTCAAGAATTATTTTCCTGGTGTAGTGCTTTTACTACTGCTGCCCACTGTTCCTCTGTAACACCGGCGTGATGACCGGGAGCTACCACCTTTTTCCACCTTGGGAGTTCGCCCGACGGGGCTGTATTAATATACCCGTCAGACGTTACTCTCAAATCTTCTCCATCACGACCACGTTCTTCGTTACCATCTGCATTGAGTTCAGTTAAAGCTTGCTGAAGTAGTCTATAGTTCGGATTCGACATATGAAATCACCCTATCAAAAGCTTCCTGTAAGTCATAAAGCTCTTCTTCTGCGGAAGGGTCGGTGCCCTGAGCGCATACTGATTCTAGATTAATAGCAACCATTGATCGCATTTCAAATAACTCATCTACAAAGTCATCATTGACAGACATATCACAAGCTTTAAAAAATTTACGAAGCCTGTGCTTTACTTCGAAGTCATTCTTACTATCAAAGCTAAAAGAGATAGATTCATCATTGTGGTCACGGTCATTCATACTGAAATTAAAGTTTCTCATACTGATACACCTCTCTTGATTAATTCTTTTCGTGCTTTCACACGGGTTTTACGCTCACCTGAACGTAGGTCAGCATCTGGTTTCGTGCACAGTTCCACAAGTTCAGAGGTTTTCACGCCTGCCATTGGGAATACTCGCACAGTCTTGACCTTAGTTTGTCGGTCAACAAATGTTTCATTAGGCTTGAATTTTACTGACATTTTATATTTTTCCTTTATTTGCTTTCGTATGAGATGTATTATACGGGCTTCTGCTTGTTGTGTCAAGACTATTTACCCAATCTTCTCGAAAATTGTTTTAGGCATAGTAAAAGTCAGGTCTTTAACCTTCGTTAATCTCACTCTATTTATTAGTCTATTCGCTGAAAGTCGGTGAGGCCAAGTCACAGTGTCGCAGCGATCAACTATATACCCATTAAGTTCTGCAAATTCTTTATAAAACTCAATAGGGGTAAGCCACTCAATACCATCATGCTTCTCCCAATTTGGGCCTACTGGAGTAAGATGAACTGAAACTTTTTTGGTAAGATTATGTACGTTTCTCCAGCAACCTTCCTGGTTTTTTACATGCTCCGTAGTACCGAAATTAGTAAGTAAATCAAACGGCCCAAAAAGCTCTATAGGTTCTTGCAAGTCCAACTCAATAGCTCCGTTCAAACCATTCCAGTCTATTGATATATAATCCATACCTCTGCTAGTATACCATGTTTTAGTGGATATTCCTCCTGTTACCTTATTACCTAGCTCACACACATTAGAGAAAAGGGAAGTATCCCCAATCAATTCTATTTCCATATCTGAAGGTGTACTCATACCTGCTTATTCGCTTCTATTTCTAGATCGATTAGGAGTTCTGCATAATGAATAACTTTGCGTAAGTCATCGACTCCACCCTTATCTCTCCAACGAGTAATGTACTTTACAATACATCCTTCAGAAAAAGTTAATCCATTCTTTTCTGCGTATTCTGTAGGTTGAATAGCATACTTCTTGTAGTGGTCTCCACCAATTTGCTTGTCCCACGCACTCATACATTCCACTCCTTTTCTTCTTCGATAGCCATTTGACACATTTGTATATAGTCTTTATCTTCTTCACCTAGTACAGACCAGAACTTACTTACTTCAAGAGTAAGATCATAGGCAGCTTCTTTATCCTCCAGATGTTGGTTGCTTTCCATTATCTGCTGGAGCTTGTCCATTCTCTGATTGATCTTCTGCTTCAGTCTCATAAGTAGTAGCCTTTTTATAGTATAGAATGATTTCTTTAGTTTCTTTAAAGTATCTGCGTAACTCTTGTAAATTTTCGGACATCTTCTCGTACCCGTCTGGAGTAAGTGCAAATACTACAAATTGTCCGTCAAGCATCTTTTCAATCTCTGCTCGCTTCTCTTCATAGTTTTCTTCTGTTATTATCCAGAAATTAACATCGAGTAAGTCTATTTCACGGGGGAGAGGTGGCTGATAGATACGAATAGGAACTGTTTCTATCTTAGTAATTACAACAGGCTCCGGCATTACGTATGGTGCTGGCATGTCTTTACCCCCTAACCAAGAACACCCACTAACAAGTAGTAATGATGCTATACTAATCGTCCTCATTTTCAACCTCCTTCGACTCTTTTTCTATTGTTCTAAAGATACCTGCGGTGGCTTTATTTACTCTTTTTTCAATCATGCCAGGTCTCGCTCTTGCAAGCCTAGTAAGATTGTGATCTTTAAATACTTTCATAAAGTTAGACTTCTCAGCTTGAAGAGAGGCCGTTACAGCAGTAAGTTCAGTTACTTGAGCCTGCTGTACTTCTCTTCGAGCTTCTAGTTCCGCGACCTTCGTCGCATTGTTCTCGGCTGCTGCCTGTAGTACATTGTTGTTCTCTTTAAGAGTACGGTTATTAGCTTCTAACTGAATAACCGCATTCTCTAACTTCGCAACAGTAACTTGGTGATACGCATATGCACCACCAGCAGCTCCGACTACGCCTAAAAGAAGTATGACTTTAAGATACATTTTCTAGTCGTACCATGAGGCGTTCCGCACGATTCGTCACTTGTTTATGCCAGCGAGAGTCTCGTCCTTCGACGGCAGCCTTCGCCCAATCTCCTTCGTCTAGTGCAGCACAGAAGTTCTTAAACTTTGACAAACGAGGACGTCCCATATTGAACATCATGTTTACCACAATCTCTTGAACTTCTCCAGGAAAGTCATTCCATTTGGGGCCAAAAAGAACTTCGCATTCGTCAATAGACGTATCCAAATCTTGTTCAAACGCTTCCCAAACCCGCTCTGTCGAAATCGACGTTCCCAAGGCTTGACCAAACTCCGAATCGCTCTCAATAACAAGATGACCAACACCAAAAGTAGCCAGGCCAAGATGGTCATTATAGATTTCATACTTGACACCTTCGTCCTCCTTTAATTGCTCAAACACTTCTTCTCTATTCATTTATACTCCATTTTTTAATAGTAGACCTTTCTATGTCTTCCCATTCTTTTGCTTGTACATCGTAAGCAATAAGTTTATTTGATTTAAGACTGACATTTACTTTAAAGATAGTTTTCAAAGTATATGTCTTTGTGATATCTTTCCCACTATTTAAACTCTCGTAAGTAATATCTACATTACCCTTCCTGAGAGCTTCTACCAGGCTCACAGCAATGCGTTAAGAGTCAGCCCCATTAGTATACAAAAAAATAGCATAAGAGCAACTCCCGGGACTATAGTATTCATCATAGTCATTCCATTATTTTGGTCTGAAAACTCAATATGAGCCTTCTTTCTTCTATCATACATTATAAGTCACCTTCCTTTACAAAGATACCATCAACCATCTTACCTTTACGGTCTTTAATATCAATCCACGCGGTCTCTAGACAATCCATCATAGAGTAGTTATTGCGTTCCATAATATTAATAAGCACAACCATAATATCTCCAATGTCATCTTTCATATCTTTGCCTTTGCACATATTGTCTGACAGTTCCCCACATTCTTGAATCAGCTTACAGAACTGGTCTTTATCAGTACTGCCCTCAATCAAATTGCGGTCTCTGTGCCAGATTCGTATGCGCTGTTGCATAACGTCACTGTTTCCTCTTGACTCTCCATTCCAAACGTCATTCATAAATAAGGATTTCCTCCATACATTTCAGGGTACTGGGCAAGCATCATACTGCCTTGCCAGTTAGTATATAACAATCCAGCTAGAATTGCTACAGTTAAAATTATGTTTCTAATACGTTTCATTAGTCTCCCCAGACGTCTCCACCGTTCTGGCAGAGAATTTCTTTGCAGGCTACTGCAATTTCTGAGCACTCTTTTTGAGTACCGTTACCCCCTCGTAGGTCGCAGAAGTGCATCCACGAGCGTAAAGTTCCTGTCATATATAGTCGAGTATGAGTGTTACCTTCTGGCAATACTGCTCTCGCTTGTTCTTTTGCAATTCCCATACTTATAGCCCATGTATAGGCTTCAGTAGCAGCATCGATTACTTCTCTCTGTTTCGCGTGCCAAGCAATTTCTAGACCATCATTATCCGCAGGAATACTATTCTGTCTATTCCGGGGGTCTTGTAGCCTAGCTTCTCTCGTAGAGAAATCCAATGCTTGGGTAGGGTCTGCATAGCGTTGACTAAATTCCTGAAAACTAAAAGAGCGATGCCGCAGAATCTGGCGAGCAATATCTCTCGTAGTCTCGATTTCAATGCAAGCGCTTGCCATTTCAAAGGGACTGAAGTGTGCTTCTTTTTTAAGATACTTCAGCAATTTCGGGGCTGTTCTCTCATTGTCCTGATTTGCTGGATTACTAACCCTCGCACAATATGCAATGACTTTCATGGCTTTGGGGGTAATCCAAACTAGGTTTACTTTCATACAATCTCCTCTGATTAAGTATATATTATACGATGTTACGGCTTTTGTGTCAAGAATTATTTAGCCGAAGGTAGTCGGGCAAAAAAATTTCTTGACACATTTTGGTGTAGGTGATATAATATACTCTGAAATTGATACCAGTCTAACTGTGTCTTTTTCAAATCCGTAAATTAAAACGATTGTTACGCTTCCGAAAGGGGCAGGTATTCTTTCTTATAAGGAGAAAACTATGAATAAAATAGATTTAGATAGGTTTTTTGTCGGTTTCGACAATTTAATTAACAGTCCCATGTATGCACAGCATCAGCAGACTCCAGAGTATCCACGCTATAACATTGAAAAAATTCCCAGCGGTTACATAGTGCATGTAGCAGTACCAGGCTGGAAACGAGAACAAGTATCAGTGAACGTTCACAACCGTATTCTCTCCATTCGTGGAGATAAGAAAGAAGATAGCAGTGGAAAAGAATGGATTCATAAGGGCATCTCCGGTAAAAGTTTCGAGAAGAATCTTAAGCTTGATAACACCTTAGAGGTTGTCGAAGCTATTATGGAAGATGGAATGTTACAGATAAATCTAATGTATTCGCCCTCTAGTAAGCCCACATCTATACCTATTGGGTAACTTGGAGAATTCAATGAAGAACTTCGTAAAAGATAAGTGGGATGTACTTGAGGCTGTATTTCAAATTCTAGTGTGTGTAACAGCACCGCTAGCATATATGGCCGTAAGCTACGTTTCTGCTTAATAACGGTAGGCCGGGCAGAAATGTCCGGCTTTTTTTACTTATAATCTAACTTAAAGAAGAGTTTATTAATGTTCATTCCTGAAAAATACCCCGGCAGAACCGCTGTTCTAGTTGCGACCGGGCCCTCTCTTACAGAAGACGTTGTTCTAACCTTAAAAAAATATAAACACTTAGTGGTTACGTTTGCCTGTAATGATGCTTTTTTACGCGTTCCTTTTCTGGACGAGCATTATGCCTGTGATGACAAATGGTGGCTTATGAAGGGAGAGGAGTTTAGAAGAAGATTTCCCGCCCTAAATAGTTGGTCACAGTGCCCAAACGAGGACATAAGAAATACCTATAATCTTAGATTTACTCCTGGAAAGCACGCTCCTGGAGTAAGCTTATCCCGTAATCTAATACACTACGGCTCTAACTCAGGCTTCCAGATGTTAAATCTAGCTCTGTTAATGGGCTGTACTAAATTATTGTTAGTAGGTTACAACATGCAAAGAGTAGAGAGTAAAGCTCACTTCTTTGGAGAGCACGCAGACGGGTTAACTAAAGTAAGCCCCTATCCTCAATTTGTAAAGGCCTATGGCACTATACAACCAGAAATAAAAGAAAGAATAATAAACTGTACCCCCAATTCTGCTTTAACGATGTTCAAGTATATGGACTTAGAGGAAGCATTACAGAGTCTAACAAATGATTAATTTTTTATGTTTAAAATGGGGGGATAAATACTCTGTAGACTATGTAAACATATTATATAACATGGTGCAGAGACATTATTCTAAAGAATTTAATTTTTATTGCATGACAGACAATTCGGAAGGTATCAACCCCTGCATAAATATAGTTCCTTTACTGGAACAAGATTATGTTGGCTGGTGGCACAAGATATGTTTTTTCCATCCCTTATTAGAAGAGTTTATTCAAGGAAGAGTAATAACTCTAGACCTAGACTTAGTGATTGTAGACAATATAGATTGTTTAGATACTACTAATAAATTTTCTATACTAGCAGATTATTTTCCCGCTAATGGATTTAACTCCTCTATAATGAACTTTACTGTAGGAACCATGAACACTATTTTTACTTCTTTCCATAAAAAGTACGCTGAACAGTTGTGGGGCGATCAAGCCTGGATTACTCAGGTTTCCAAAGAAATAGCGGTGGTGTACCCAAAAGAGTGGGTTAGGAGCTATAAATTTGAAATATTAAGCCCTGAGTTTCATATCCCTAAAGATTGTAAAATTATACTATATCATGGTAAACCAGACCCCCACGAGACTTTACAACATGTAGGTAAGTACTGGTGTTAATAGTTAAACAAAAAAATATGGTCTATATAGACCCCCCAAAAACTGCGTCTTCCACTATAGAGGCCGTACTACAGAAGATTTATATCGGTAGCTATATGTACAGCAGCTCTAATAAATTCAAGAAGCATTGCAGAGACATACCTGACGAAGCGAAAAACTATAAAAAGATAGTTAGTGTTAGGAACCCCTACTCAAGAATAGTCAGTCACTATTTCTATCATATAGCTAGAGGAGTTCTTGATAAAGTTGTACCTAATTGCACTCCTAATGA